ACGAAAACCTTGAACCTGCCCTAAGAAAAATTACGCAATTAGGAACAGAAGGATTAAGTTGGCTTGGCGATGCAATTAAGGAATATCCAAATCTGTCGGCCGCCATCGGTTACACAGCTGGAGCCATTGGGCTCCTTGCAACAACTGCGTTGCCTGTTTTTACTCTCTTTAAAACAGGTTCCTTTATTGTCGGAGGACTAAAAGCTGCTTTTGGTGCTGCACAGGTTGGAATGGCAGCGTTTAATGTTGCGGCATCAGCCAATCCGATAGGAATGATAGTAATGGGCATTGCGGCAGCCATCGCTGCCGGATATTTGCTTTACGAAAACTGGGACGAACTTAATACAGAGGCCGGAGAACTTTGGGAAGGACTGAAAGCTGCCTTTGGAGGCGTGGGCGAGTATGTAAGCGGTTGTTTTGAGACTGCGGCCAGCGGAGTAAAAACGCCCATTAACGCAATGATCGCCATGATTAACTCAGTCATTGCGACAATTAATGAATATGCAAATGTTAAGGTCCCTTCATGGGTTCCGGGCGTCGGCGGCGAATCTCTCGGTTTCCAGCTGAACCCGATTCCGGCCCTGGCCTCCGGCGGAGTGGCTACCCGATCAACGATTGCGCAAATCGGTGAAGGCTCGGAGCCTGAAGCCGTGTTGCCGCTTTCTCGATTGAACGCAATGCTTTCCCCGGAACCTGCAGCTCCTTCTGTCAATGTGAACTTGAATATTAGTGTTAACGGTTCCGGCAGCCCGGGTGCGGATATTCAGCAGGCTGCCTCTGCGGCAGCATTCAATCTGAAACGCGAGCTGGAGCGTCTTTTGGCTGATCAACGCCGTTTAGCTTACTGAGGTTGATATGTACAAAACTGTCCAGGGAGATACTTGGGACATTATTAGCAAAAAGGTCTACGGAACTGAAAAATACATGACCCGTCTGATGCAGGAAAATCCGGAGCTGTCTGAAATCGTGATTTTCCCGGCCGGAGTTCAGGTAAAAACGCCAGAAATTGAAATTCCTGCAGATACATTGACAGGCCTTCCGCCTTGGAAAAGGAAATAAAAATGTTTGATTTTCAAGCACGACAGGCCTATCTGCGTGTGCTGTGGGGACCTGATAAGGAGAATATGTCCGGATATATCAATCCGGACCTTCTCTCGTTTTCCTACCACGACAAGGATGGTGATGAGGCTGATGAAATCAGTATTTCATTGAAGGATGAGACTGGAAAATGGGCTGGCAGCTGGTCACCGGACGGAGGGATGGTGCTGCAGGCGTTCATTGCGACTGGCACACCATTAATTAAAGGTCCCGAGTTGTTTTGCGGGACCTTTTTCGTTGATTCGATTGAGTTCTCCGGGCCTCCTCGCACCGTTTCGATCCGAGCTGTTTCGATTCCTCTCAACAAATCGATCCGCCGTCTGGTGAAATCGAGAGCCTGGGAAAAACAAAATATTTCCGCGATTGCAAAGAAAATTGCAGACGCAGCCAAATTGGAATTGTTCTTTGATTCGGATGACGATCCTGTCTTCGATCGCCAGGATCAAAGCCGAGAGAGCGATTTGAAATTTTTGTCCC